GATCGCGGCACTCTTCCCCAACAAGGTCTACCGCATCCCGCACGACAAGTACAAGGATGCCAACGAGTTCCTCGAAGCAGGTGCTGGCTCCTCCTACCGCAACGCCTTCCGCAATGCGAAGAAGTACACGCCGCAGAACGTGTGGAATACACCGGACCAGTTCCTCTCGATCTTCAACCAGAAGGATGATGCCCGCTACATTCCAACAGGCATTCAGGCATTCGACGATCTCGCTTTGGGTCTGATGCAGGGACACATGACTGTGTTTCAGGCACCGGAGGGTATCGGTAAGACAGAGTTCATGCGCTACCTTGAGTACCACATGATCAGCAAGCATCCTGACGTACCGATTGCTATTTGCCACCTCGAAGAGACGAAGAAGCGTAGCCTGTTGGGTCTCGTATCCTACCACCTCAACAGGAACCTGACCCGCATGGACCTGATCGAGGAGTCCAACATGCAGGCTGAGGTAGAGCAGGCCATCGTTGACCTGTCGAAGAACGAGAACCTCTACCAGTTCCAGATCGGTGTGGATGAAGACCCGATGGTAATCCTTGAACGCATCCGCTACTTCTCTCAGGCCTGCGGTGTGAAGTATGTGTTCTTCGAACCCATTCAGGACTTGTCCTACAGCCGCACCAATGACGACAGTATCGAGAAGTGGTTGTCTGCTCTGTCTGTCCAGCTATCCCGCATGGCTGCAGAGTTGAACGTGGGTATCGTTACCATCGCCCACGAGAATGACGACGGACAGATCCGTGACTGCCGCACCATTGGCAAGCGGGCTAGTGTTGTAGTCAAACTGGAACGCGACAAGATGACTGAGGACGAGGATGAACGGAACACAACGAGCCTCCTCATCACGAAGAACCGACCTGCAGGATCAACAGGCTTTGCAGGAAAGCTCCACTTCAACGCAGACTCCTTTACTCTCTCGGAGAAGTACGATAGGTTTGCTTGATGACCCACATGATGACGCGACGGAATGGATAGGTAAGCTATGAAGATCACAGCAGTTGACATTGAAACAGACGACCTCGATGCTAAGCACATCTGGATCATCGTGTGTCAGGACGTAAAGACGAAGGCTGTTGAGATCTTTCGCAAACCTACGTCTGATCCTGCTGAGGCCATGCGCTTCAAGCACTACTGCCACAGCTACGACAAGTTTGTATTCCACAACGGGATCGGCTTCGATGTGCCTGTCATCAACAGACTGTTGGGTCACACTATCGAAGAGAAGGACGTGATCGACACGCTGATCATCAGCCGACTGGTCAACTTCGAGATCATGGGCGGTCACTCCCTCGATGCGTGGGGTCGGCGGTTGGGTCTACACAAGGGTGACTTCAAGGACTTCGCTGGTGGTCTCACACAGGAAATGGAGGACTACTGCGTCAACGACGTGGCAGTCACAGTCAAGCTCTTCGAGCGGTTCAAGTCTGTCATCATGGACAGGGGCTGGTCTAAGGCACTGCGGTGTGAGCACGACATCCAGTCTGTCTGTGAACAGATGCGGAGAAACGGCTTCGCATTCGACGCAGACAAAGCGGAGCAGATGCTGGTAGAAATCCTTGACCGGATGGACCAGCTTCAGGATCAGTTCCAGATCGACTTCCCGCCTGTACTCAAGGAGGTCAAGCGTATCAAGTACCGTGTCAAGGCTGACGGTTCTCTCTACAAGTCTGTGACTGATGCCCTTGAGTCGTACCCTCAGACCAACAAGGATGGGGATGATCTGGTCTGCTTTGACTGGGTAGAGTTCTCTGCCTCCTCACCTAAGCAGCGCATCGAGAGGCTGTGGGAGGCGGGCTGGAAGCCCTACGAGAAGACCAAAGGTCACATCGCCTTCGAGCGTGAGGGTGGTGAGCCGGAAAAGGCTAAGCATTATGCCTACTATGGCTGGACCTGCAGCGAGAACAACCTCAACACTCTGCCTGCTACAGCACCATCCGGTGCTAAGGCTCTGGCCGAGTGGCTGACCCTCGATGGTCGGCGGTCTAGTCTTGTGGAGTGGTTGGGTTGTGTAGCCTCAGATGGCCGCATCCACGGCAAGTTCAATCACATTGGTGCGTGGACTGGTCGGCTGTCACATGCTGCACCCAATCAGGCCAACATACCTGCCGCCTTTACAGGTCAGCCTAAGACTGCAGTGGAGGAGGTGAAGGCTAAGTATGACGGACCCTTCCGCTCCCTCTGGAAAGTCGAGGATGGCAACTGGCTTGTAGGTACAGACGCAGAGGGTATCCAGCTTCGTGTACTGGCTGACCTGATGCAGTCAGAGGAGTACGTACACGCTATCATCAGCGGCAAGAAGGAGGATCAGACAGACATCCACAACCTCAACCGCAAGGCTTTAGGTCTTGATCACATCACACGTGATGATGCCAAGACATTCATCTACGCCTTTCTCTTGGGTGCAGGTAATGCTAAGGTCGGTCAGATCCTGAGGGTGTCCAGCCAACAGGCACAGCAGGCTGTTCTTAACTTCATGGACAGCATCAGCGGCCTCAAGAAACTCAAGACGAAGATCATCCCGCAGATTGCAGAGCGGGGTTACTTCAGGGGCTACGATGGCCGCAAGGTTGTCGTCCCCTCCGAACACAAGACACTGGCTGGTATGCTGCAGAATGGTGAGTCCACCATCATGAAACATGCCTGCCTCAAGTGGATTGCAGATGCACAGAAAGAGAAGATCAACTTCAAGCTAGTCACGTGGCCTCACGATGAGTGGCAGACTGAGGTGATCGGATCGAAGAATGCAGCAGAACGATTGGGTCAGATACAGCGTGACGCTATCGAGTGGGCTGGCAGGGACTTGGGACTGATGTGTCCTCTTGCAGGTTCTACAGATATTGGTAAGAATTGGTTTGACACCCACTGATCTTCTGCTATAACAGTTCTACTAACGCCAGCAAAGGAGATACGCATGGCATATAAGGAAGTGACGACCGTTGGTACTATCGAGTGGGCTAAAGTCTTCGAGAACAATCGGGACATGAAGGGCTTCGATGACGAGTACGTGAAGACCGACGGTGCATACGTTGTTGATCAGGTACTCTCGAAGGAAGAGTATGCAAAGCTGACTTCTGCAGGTTCGCAGAAGAAGCCGAAGCAGAAGCGCCTGATGGATGGTGAGATCGTCATCAAGATGATGCGCCCCCACAAAGTCGTGACGAAGGATGGCCGTGAACTGCCTCAGGCAGGTGGCGCTCCTGTCGTTACGGATGCTGATGGCAACCCCATCACTGACCGTATCGGCAACGGATCGAAGGCAGAGATCACAAATCTCATCTCGACTTTCAAGGGTCAGGACGGTAAGATCTATAGCCGAACGACCATGACCAAGATCAAGATTCTGGAGCTTGTTGCCTACGAGGAAAAAGAAGCAGAGATGAATTGGTAACACTGGTGAGGGGCTTCGGCCCCTCTCCTCCCACAGGAGACAACAGGTGCCATACTTTGAACTGAGTTTGATTGCAGCTATCTTCGTACTTGCAGCCGCTCACTTACATCTTAACTGGAAGGTGAACAGAAATGAGCGGAGTATTGTAAGTCTGCTATTTGTTACATCCTACCTACTGGAGTTACTAGATGACGAAGACGATACAGACACTGACGAATGACATCGAGGCAGTCATTCGAGGAGAGGGTGGCTGGAATAAAGTCATCGCAGACTCGATGGCTAAGAACATTTCGAGTATGGCAACAAGCCGCTTCGAGGCTGTACAGGAGCCAAGAGCATACCTGTCTTTGTCCAGCATTGGTACGCCGTGTGACCGTAAGCTCTGGTACAAGGTCAATCAACCGGAAAGTTCGGAGCCACTGCCTGCCAATGCACTGCTCAAGTTCTTCTTCGGAGACCTGATCGAGGAGTTGGTGCTGTCCCTTGCTGAGGCTGCAGGCCATACCGTAGAGGGCAAGCAGACGCGCCTAGACGTACACGGGATCAAGGGTAGCCGAGATGCAGTAATCGACGGGATGACTATTGACGTTAAGTCTTCCTCGCCTATGAGCTTCCAGAAGTTCAAGAAGGGTGATTTGGTTAACGATGATCCCTTCGGCTACATCAGTCAGCTTAGCTCCTACGTCTACGCAGGACAGGATGATCCACTTGTTGTAGACAAGGAGAGGGGTGGCTTCCTTGTAGTCGATAAGGTCAACGGCCACCTTCACCTTGATGTCTATGACTTCTCCAACCAGTTCGACAACAAGGAACAGGAAATGGAGCGGGCTAAGGCAGTGGTCTCCGGTCAGCTACCGGAGAGAACCTTTGAGCCTGTACCGCAGAGCAAGACCTCACCCAACATGAAGCTGCCAATGATGTGCAGCTACTGTGACTTCAAGAAGACTTGCTGGCCCAACCTCAGAGGCTTTGCCTACAGTGGTGGTCCTGTCTATCTTGTCGAAGTTGTCAATGAACCAGACGTACCGGAGATCACATGACTGTCAAGAGTGCAAAGGCAAAAGGTCGCAGGCTACAGCAGCTAGTCAGAGACCTGATTCTCGATACATTTCCGCAGCTTGAGCTTGACACTGATGTTCGGTCGGCTATTATGGGTGAGACAGGAGAGGACATCAAACTCTCCTCGAAGGCTAGACAGGTCTTTCCGTATAGTGTAGAATGCAAATCCCTCAAGAAGATCGCAGTCTACAATCACTACGATCAGGCCGCAGCCAACACACCTGAGGGATGCACCCCTCTAGTTGTACTGAAGCAAGACAGGCGTAAGCCTCTGGTCCTCGTTGATCTGGAAAAATTTATGGAGTTGGTGAATGACAACCGCAGTTCTTTATAGGTTTATCGACGGGCCATACGAGAATGATGATGGCTCTTGGTATAACCTCTGTCTGGTAGGAGATGATGATGAGAATGTTGTCATCTCTGAAGTCAGCTTCGAAACACTTGACGATGCCCTTGAAGTAAAAGAAACACTGACCACAACTCTGTATGTGCTGGAGGTAGACGTAGACTCATGTTCGACTACGAATCTAAACTAAGGGCACTGGTTGAAAACTACGGTCTCATGCTGCTCCTCGAACAGAACGACATCACTGAGGAGAGGGTGGTCGAGTGGCTGATTGACGAGAGACTGATCGACCTCGATGAATATTTCAACATGGACGCAGAGCTTGACCACTGGAAGGAATTGGAACAATGATCAATGAACATGACCTAGAGTCCTTTGGCTACTGGTCAGCCACACCCGAATACACACCCAAAACCATACCACAAATGGTTAAGGAGTTTGCAGTAAAGACCCACCAGTTCCCTCAACCCTTTCTGTATGCTGGTCTCATCGCAGAAGAAGCAGACGAGTGGCGGTCTGAGTACCAACGGGATACCCGTGAGGAACAACTCAAGGAGCTTGCCGATCTTGTCTACGTTATCTACGGCTTTGCCAACGCAAAGGGTTGGGATCTTGACGAGGCAGTACGACGAGTACATGAGAATAACCTCGGTCGTTGCATCCAGCCTGATGGTAGCGTACAACGCAGAGCAGACGGAAAGATTCTTAAGAATCCAGACTATCCGAAAGTAGACTTGACCGACTTAGTCTAAGAACAATAAGAGGAACCGATGAACAACTACTTGCCCACTGACTATCAAGCCTTCATCCACACCAGCCGCTATGCTCGTTGGCTGGAGGATGAAGGTCGCCGTGAAAGCTGGTCCGAGACTGTTGACCGCTACATAACTAACCTTGTAAATCCGCATGTGGACGGAGACATTGCAGGGTTTATTCGAGAGGCTATCCTTGACCTGTCAATCATGCCCTCCATGCGGGCTATGATGACTGCTGGTCCTGCCCTGCAGCGTGACAACACCTGTGCCTACAACTGCAGCTACCTGCCTGTCGATGACCCGAAGTCCTTCGACGAGGCTATGTTCATCCTGCTGTGTGGTACTGGCGTTGGCTTTTCAGTCGAGCGTCAGTTCGTATCGAAACTGCCTGAGGTTCCTCAACTGTTCAACAGCGACACCACTGTCGTTGTGAAGGACAGCAAGGAGGGATGGGCTAAGGCACTGCGTCAGGTCATCGCATTGCTCTACAGCGGT